TCCTTTCGTGGGGGAACATTTCGAACATGAACAAGTGCCAAATCTTTTTCAGGTATTCGTGATATCATACTAGGTGACACCAGAATGTTCTGGGAATTGGCGGTTACGCCATCACTAGAAAAATTTTCGATAATGGTCATCGAAAAATTCTCCTTGGGCAAGCCATGTGCATTCACCAAGTAATAGTGTCCTCCAATGCAAAAAGCACGTTGGGACTTATAACCTGGTATCTTGAAGTATACACAATTTGGGCGCAACAACTTGAGAACCTTTTCAGAGCCTAAGCCCTTATAGGAACATGTTGTTTGAGAGACATCGAAACTTGTCAGAGTGTAAGACTCTTTGTACCAAGGATTGAATGTTTCTTCATCCTGATCGACAGGAGATTGTCCATCATTGACATCCTCTTCCTCTCCGTTTTGCTCTTCTCGTGGTGTTCCAGCCTGTGGAACAACTACACGAGTAGTAGCGAGAGTAGAAACAGAATAAATGACAGCAGCAGCTGAAATAATTGCGCATGATGCTAGCACGCGTTGAGAGAACTTACTCTCCAACACACCTCCAGCACTCGCAACTAAGCGACGCCAACAGTATTTGCCTGCTGGTGTGATCGATTTTCGAGTTATATAGAGCAACATGCTCGATCTACCGTAAACAAAATCACACACTGGACGAGAAAAGAGGGACACCAAAAATAGGGGCAATAAAAGCCACCAAAACATTGGCATGTACCAACTAATAAATGACAGACACACATATGCCTCCACCAAACTCCAAGTATCCAGCTTGAAATAACAGTGGATACGAAAACTTTCCCAATAAGAGAGAGTCTCCACCATACATGTTTCGAAAGTATCAGGCAAATTTGCTTCATTGATCTTCCGGGTTGTTGTCTCAACCCACACAGACGGACGGTATTCAACCACCTCATCGGCTTGGACACGAAGTGAATTCCATTCACCGTCTACAAAAACACATTGGCATTTAGCCTCTGAGTAATAACAATGTGAACAGAGTTTGATCTGTCGTACCTTCTCACCGGACTCAAGTGCTTTCTCCTGCAACTTCTCAAATTCCACAGACACTTGTGCAAACCAAACGAGAAAATCGTCTATAGAATGAAAGGTCCGGTACTCTTTGATTTCAGCCTGCTGGTGTTTCAGATCATTCCCTTTTGGTATGATCATATGGACATCAATATCCCAAAAATCTGGAAACTCACCATCAGCTAAGACTGGAAGTTTTGTTGGATCAAGCATTGTCTCATCCCTAGCAAATTGTGCTTTGGGTCTAATAGAGACAATCCAAGGTAAACGTCGTTGTACT